GTGGCTCCGGGCAGACTTAAAACTTGCCACCGGTGAGGAATACTGGGTCGGTAACCGTAAGCTCGTGCGTGCTGATGCGGACTCTGTGAAGGAGCGTATCGCCTTTTGGCGCGGTGAGGTGGCAAAACTGGAGGCGCTGGAGCAGGGAAAGCGAGGACTCCGGAGGTCGTGGCGTGTTGTGCCGCGTGACATATGAGGGCTAGAGGTTGGCGCACACGAGGCGCCCGGAATCGTACTATCACGGTGCGCAGTAGTCGCGAGATTTTAAATTCCGGATACAGTAATCACGGAGCCAATACAAGCAAGGCAGCCAATAGGGGCTATATTGCGGATTCCAAAGACGCCCGTCATGACATCGATAATAATTTTAAGATGCTACGGGCTCGGTCGGTCGACTTGCAACAGGGCGTGCCGATTGCGGCCGGTGCACTTAAAACTAATAAGACAAACGTTATCGGGCCAGGTCTCCGGTTAAAGGCTAATATCCGATTTGAGGCCCTCGGGCTATCGGTGGAAGCTAAAAACGAATGGGAACGTAAGACCGAGCAAGAGTTTGCCATGTGGGCTCGCAACTGCGACGCCCGCCAACAAACAGACTTTTACGGACTACAGGCTTTAGTATTTTTTGAAAAAATGCTGTACGGTGATGCATTTGTAAATCTGCCGATGATACAGCATCGGAAAGACCCGTATTATTTACGCCTGCAAGTTATCGAGTCTCTTTTAGTCGCAACCCCGCCTAAATATCAAGGCAGGGAAGAAGAAAAGGACAACGATATTATTCACGGGGTTAAGTTCGGCAAGTACGGCGAGGCGGTAGGCTATTATGTACTCACGGCGCCGTATACGGGGTATAACCAAGACGAGGATTATACCTATATCCGGAAATACGGTGAAAAAACCGGACGCCGTAACATCGTGCACGTGCTTAATATTGAGCGTTCCGGCCAAATTCGAGGCGTGCCGCTATTGGCACCAGTCATCGAGGATATTAAACTCTTAGGCCGGTATACCGACGCGGAGGTCGTGAAAGTACTAGTAAATGCACTCATGAGCGTATTTATTGAGACTCCGACATCGGACGAGGGGCCGCCGATTGACGGTATCGATTATGCGGAGCAGGTAGACACCGAACACGAGGACACTATCGAGCTTGGGAATGGGACTATTAACGTACTCGGACCTGGCGAGACGGTTAAAACGGTCGAGAAGTCGCCAATACCTAGCGACTTTGATAAATTTGTCACGGCCTTAACTAGCCAAATCGGCGCGGCGCTCGAGATACCGTACGAGATACTTATCAAGCATTTCAGCAGCTCATACAGCGCATCAAGAGGGGCACTCTTGGAATACTGGAAATCGGTAGACGCTGCACGATCCGAATTTATTACCCAATTTTGTAACCCAATATACGAGGAATGGCTCACGGAAGCTATCACGCTCGGCCGCATCAGCGCGCCGGGCTTTTTTGATGACCCGGCAAAACGTGAGGCGTGGCTCGGGGCTGAATGGTACGGCCCGGCACAAGGACAGCTCAACCCTAAGGACGAGGCAGAGGCGGCTAATATCCGAGTTAAAGCCGGAATGAGTACACTCGCCCGTGAAGCAGCACAGATTACCGGCATGGATTTTGAAAATGAAATTTTACCACAGCGCGTACGTGAGCACGACGCAATGGATGAAGGAGGGTTATTACTTGAGCAAGGACAACAAATTAACGTTGGCGGTGCGAACGCCGGCCAATCTGATGGCGACAGCGCCGGCGATTGATGTAGACCTGTACGGCGTCGTATCTAATGACAGTTGGGACGATGAACGCATCGGCGTTGATACCGTACTTAAGGCCCTAGAGGGGCTAAAACCTGAACAAGCTATTAATTTACATATTAATAGCGTAGGCGGCATGGTAAGCGAGGGCGTAACAATCTACAACCGCTTAAAAGCATTACCAAATAATAAAACTGTAATTATTGAGGGGTTGGCGGCTAGTATTGCGAGTGTTATTGCTATGGCCGGGGATACGGTACATATGGCACTCGGCAGTCAAATGATGATCCATAACCCTGCCGTGGTGGCGATTGGTGATAGCGCAGAAATGCGCCGAGCCGCCGAGATGCTCGACAGCACAAAAGAAGCACTTATCGACATCTACGAAGCCCGTACAAGCTTAGCTCGCGAGGACATCTCGGGCATGATGGACGCTGAGACGTGGCTCACCTCTAAGGCAGCCCTTGAAAAGGGCTTTTGTGACTCCGTGGACGATGACCTCGAAATGGTCGCATGTGTCCGCGGTGCTGATTTAGTTGTTAACGGCGTGGCCATGGCCATGGACGCCCTTAAGGGCTTGCCGGTTGACAAATATATTAATGTTGCGGCCGAGGATGCCGCGGAAGGAGAGGAAATGGAACTTACACTCGAAATCTTGAAAACAGACCACGCCGACATCTATAACGCGGCCGTGGAGGAGGGCCGCAAACAAGAGCGCGAACGCTTGCAAGCCCTCGATGAAATCAGCACGGAAAGCCGCGCCGAAATCATCAACAAGGCAAAGTATGAGACTTTGCAAAACGCGCAAGAGGTAGCCGTAGAATTGTTGAAAGCCACAAACCCGGTAGCGGATATGTTGGCAGACGCAAAGGACGCCTCTAACTCTTTGACTGTGCCAACTAGCACGGCTAAGGAAAAGGAAGTCACAGACCAAGACCGCGCTATGGCGATGGTCGATAAATTTTACGCGGGAGGCAAAAAATAATGGCGAAATACTTCAATGAGTCCGAACTCAGCTATAAAACACTTTTAGCCGGCACACAACAGCCGGTAGTAACTGATGTAGTTAAAATCACGCCGGGCGAATATGTACTCGGTACGTTGTTGGCTAACGACGGCTCCGGTAATTTTGCGCCGGTAGCATCCGCCGACAGTGCGCTCGATGCCGTATTGTTACAGGATACTACCGCCGATGATAAAAAGGTGCTGGTAGCTTACACCGGCGAGTTTCTTATCAGTGGCGTAATTTGTAGCGATAAGAAAGGCCCGTCCGACGCTTTAGTCGAGGCGGCTAAATCTGTAAATATTTATTTTCGTAAACAGTCCAACAAGGAGGTCAAATAATGCCATTTGATGCACTTTACACACCCCAAACCCTCGGCGCTGTAATTCAACGTACGCCGGACTTACCGTCTTTCTTGAAAGACAAATTCTTTTCTAATATGAAAACCTTTCACACTGCGTCTATCGCCTTTGATGTAAAAAAAGGCCGTCGCACAATTACTCCATTTGTTACGCCATTGGCAGCAGCACCGGTGGCAGGTCGTACCGGTTATAAAACTATGACATACACCCCGGCTATGAAAAAGGAAAAAACCGTATTACAAGGTTTGGATCTTGATACTCGCCTCGCCGGTGAACAGCCGTTTAATTCTGCGGTGACCCCGGCAGAGCGTGCTGTGCAGTATTTAGCAGAGGACGCTAAGGACTTAAAAGATAACCTTATTCGCTCTCAGGAAGCTATGGCGGCCGACTTGTTATTTACAGGCTCTTTACATGTTAAAGGTGACGATGTAGACGACGTAGTCGACTTTGGCTTTACTAATAAAGAAACCTTATCCGGTGGCGCATTATGGAGCAACCCAGACGCGGATATTATCGGTGACTTACTCCGCTGGCGTGCAAACTGCCGCAAGGCTAGCGGTTTTAGCCCAAATACCATTATTGCGGATACTAATACAATCAATGCGATTTTAACTAATAAACGTATTTTGGAATTATTAGACAACCGCAGTGTAGACTTTGGCCGCGCATCCACTCAGGACCTCGGAGACGGCGCCGAATATCACGGCTACCTTGCCGGTATTTTGGGCGTTAATTTGTACGCTTACGACAATTGGTATGTTGATCCGGTTGATGGCGTCGAAAAGTCTCTCGTACCTGAAAAGACTATTTGTTTTATTCCTGAAAACGCACAATTTAGCCGCTTGTATGGCGCTATTACTTTAAAACCAAACATCACCTCCGATTTTGTAACGTATGAGGGCGAGTATGTACTCCGCCGTCTTGACCAGCAGGACCCAGACGCCACGTACTTAGAAATTCAATCTCGCCCGTTATATGTTCCTTGGGATGTTGACGCGTTCCAAATCGCAACCGTTCTCTAATTAGGAGGTCCGACGTATGGCTATTATTTGTAATTGGTATATTAAGACCTCGACCGGGCTATACGGTCCGGGCGAGGTTATCGACGGAATCGGCGGCGAAGAAGAAATGCGACTTATCGCACTCGGCGCCGCTAGTCCGGCCGGTAATATGGCGGCGCCGGTCGAGGCAGCAGAAACGGTGGCAGATGTTATCGAGGAAACCGACAGCGCCGAAAATGATGAGGCTATCATGGCAGCGTTTGAGGCCATGTCCAAAAAAGAGCTTGTACGCTATGGCGCGGCGCTCGGTATTAAATTATCCGACCGCAGTAATAAGGTGGATCTCGTTAATGCGTTAAAAGGCGAGGACGTTATCCTCGAGGCTTTAACCGATGAGGCATTGGCCGTATTGGCAAAATATGAGGGCATCGACGACACTATGCCACGCGAGGAGCTAATCGCCGCACTGGAGGGATAAGCCTATGCTTACATTTAAGGACGCGGCCGCGTGGGATATTGACGACGCCTTTATCGCGGATACTGACGAGTTCGCAGACTATCACAATTTAAACGGTGACACCGTGCTATGCGTGGTAGAGGGGCGGACTAATAAGGAACATATCCAGATTGCTAAGCAGGACATCGACGGGTTATCTCTCGATGAGTACGTAGTGCACGTCAAAAAGTGCCTACTCCCGAGCGTACCGGAGCAGGGTATGCGCTTTTATTTAGATGGCATCCTAACTCAGGTTAAAAACTGCGACGATGATATGGGCGTGCTAGTGATTACCCTAGAGGGGCACAACGCTGGAGGGACGACCTATGAATATTGACGTTACCGGGTTGGAGATTGCAGTCGATGTACTACAATCTATTACAACACAGGCGCCTAATGAGGTGGCTAAGGCCTTAAATAAGGCAGCCACCAAAGGTAAAATCAAAGCCACTGCGCTAATTGTCCGGAATTATTATGTTGACCGATCAACTGTATATGAAACTATGACAGTTAAGCGCGCCGGGGCGAGTAATTTAGAGGCGGGCATTCATGTACGCAGTAGCCCGATGGCGCTATCAAAATTTAAAATAAATCCGACTAATGTACCAATCGGGCAACGCCAGAGTGGCGGTGTCACGGCTCAGGTGCGTAAGGGCGGCGGCGGACTCATTGAGTCCGCTTTTTTAGTTCGCTACAAAAGCGGGCACTTATCCGTCGTCGAACGCACAGGTAAGGGGCGTAATGATATACGCGACTTATACGGGCCGTCGGTAACCGGGATGCTAGGAACAAATAATATACGACTTATGGTTATCGATGATATGAAAAGTACCGCAGCGGCCGCACTGGAGAGCGTACTCGATAACGTGCTAGGAGGTGCGTAACAAATGACGCCGCAACACTTAGCCATGGCTATGGCTGACTTTTTAGCCGATGCGCACAAGGACTTTGTCCCAAGTGATCCAAAACTTCACGGCCGCGCTATTCAGTGCGTGCCTGGATATTTAAAAGAGCGGACACGGCAAGAGGACGCCGCGTTTCCGCATATCGCTATCCGTATTAATCAGGTACACGATGACGCGGACGCCCGCGGCGAATCTACCGCGACGCTCCATATCATCATCGGTACGTATTGCACGGATAATGAGGACGGGTGGCTCGAGATTGTGAATCTCGTAGAATCTACCCGGCAGGCGATGCTTAAGCACCGTACTATCGACAATAAATACCGCCTACAGGGTGCGGTGGATGCGACGATACCATCGGAGCAACCGCGCCCTGTTTGGGCGGCAGTTATAACAGCGACTTACACAATTAAAGATATTAGAGAGGAGCTACAGTACTAATGGCAACAAAAGTAAAGGCAGCGGCCGAAGCCGTGAAAACCATCGAAACCGCGACGGCCAAAACTACCGATAAGACGCAAGTTATGTACTTAGGGCCTAACAAATTTGAATTAGGCCTGATTACCGGTAGCGTCTATATCGACGGCGTACCGGCCATCGTTAAGCAAGTAAAAGCAGTGTATCCGTTACTTGAAACTTTATTTATTCCGCTTAATCGTGTCGGCGAGGCAGAGGCACAACTCAATACACAGGGGAGCGCCTTAAAAGCCGCATACGAGCAGGCAAAGGAACGACTTACTAAAGGAGGTAACCAATAATGGCAGATGTATACGGGCACGGAGTCTATGGCCGTGAGACGGCAACCGCGATTGTACCACCGACGCGCGTCGATACAGCGCTTAGTGTTGTAGTCGGCACCGCACCGGTGCACTTATCTAAAGACCCAATCGGCACCAACAAGCCGTTACTCGTGACAAGCTACAGCGAGGCTATTACCCGTATCGGTAATAGTAAAAATTGGGCAGATTATACCCTCTCTGAGGTTGTATACTCTCAGTTTGCATTATTCCAGGTGTACCCGGCTGTTTTTATTAATGTGCTTGACCCTAAAAAGCACAAAAAAACAGTAACTAATGAGGCTCTGGCCTTGACCGATAATATGGGCACTATCAATAAGCCGGTACTCTTAGATACGTTAGTCGTGCGCAAAACACAAGCGGCGGAACCGTTGCAACTCGATAAGGACTACACGGCAACGTATAACGATGACGAGCAACTCGTTATCGCTTTGACAGCGGATGCCACCTCTGTAGTGGTAAGCTATGACCACGTCGACGCCAGTATGGTAACAGAGGATGACATTATCGGCGGTATCGACAGCGAGGGCGATCTTAAAGGCTTAGAGCTTGTACATCAGGTATTCCCACAGTTTGGGCTCGTGCCTTGTACGATTATCGCGCCGGGCTGGAGCCACAAGCCGGCAGTAGCGGCGGTTATGAAAGCTAAAGAAACCAACGTATCCGGCGTATTTAGTGCAATGTCTATCGCGGATGTTGATACCGAAACAGTGCGCAATTATGCGGACGTTTCCGCATGGAAAAACAAGAATAACTTTAATAGTACGCGTCAAGTTTTGGCGTGGCCAAAAGTTAGCCTTGGCGGCCGTCAATATCATTTATCCACTCAAATTGCGCACGTATTAGCTAAGACCGACGCCGACTATGGTAACTTGCCGTATAAGTCCCCGTCTAACGAAAGTCTCCAGGCCGATAGTGCGGTGCTTAAAGACGGCAAAGAAATTTTCTTGACCTCTGCGAGCGGGGCTTACCTCAACGGGCAGGGCGTAGTTACAGCCTTGAACTTTATCGGCGGGTGGCGTGTGTGGGGCAACCGCACCACGGCATACCCTAGCACAACAGACCCGAAGGATACATTTATCCCGGTGCGCAGAATGTTCAACTTTGTACTTAATACCTTGATTACTACCTACTGGAGTAAAATTGACGACCCTACTAACTTGCGACTTGTCGACTCTGTAGTTAATAGCGCGCAGTTATGGCTCAATAGCTTAGTAGCACAAGGGGCATTATTAGGTGCGCGCGTTGAGTTCCGCGAGGCGGACAACGCTAAAACGGATTTGATGGACGGTATTATCCGATTTAAGGTATACCTTACTCCACCATCCCCGGCGCGTGAAATCGTATTTGATTTAGAGTACGACGTTGAGTACTTATCCGTTTTATTTGGGTAATAGGAGGGGCAAATGGCTAAACAATTAAGAGACAAATTAATCACGTTTACCGTGTACGCTAATGGCTCCGAGGAGTTCGGGGTCGCAGAGGTCAGCTTGCCAGACCTCGAGTTTATTACAAGCACCATCAAAGGCGGCGGGCTTGCCGGGGAGTTAGAGGTCCCAACACTCGGCCAACTTAAGTCCATGAAAGCGACTATCACGTGGCAGATTGTGGAAAAATCGCTCTCCAAATTCGCACGACAACGCTACCATCAAGTAGAGTTCCGCGGAGCACAACAAACAGAAAACACTGAGACCGGGGACTTACAGGTATCCGCTGTGTCCGTTCAGGTGGGTGGTTGGGTCACTAAAACTAGCATGGGTAAACTTGCTAATACTGAGACTACAGGCTCCACGACAGATATTTCTATCAATGCTATTAAGGCCGTTGTTGACGGCGAAGAACTTTACAACATCGACATTATGAACGGCGTTTGTGTAATTGACGGCGTCGATTACTGGGCCGACATCAGAAAGGCATTAGGTAAATAATTATGGTTACTAAAAAATACGATGACGATACACTTATCGCCGGTTTGGAAAAGTTAACCGGTAACGATTTTAACGCCTGCGAAATGGCTGAGCGTCGTGCCGGTAATCATCAGCCGGATTTGGCATTTTCTAAAGCATTCCAGGCGCGCCTTGCCGCGCGTGCCCTGAAAGAGGACCTCGGAATTATTAAAGCGCTCTCTGCGTACGAGTATAACAAGTTGTGTTGGACGGTGGGCTCTTTTTTGCAGCTTGGCTCGGAGACCCTGAGGAGTATGAGAGCGGAGACGGAGACGTCGGAAGTATCTATCGACGAATCGCAGCCCGACTCCGAGACTTCGGACCCGCAGAATATTGGATGAATCTTACACTAGAGGATTTATCCTATTGGCTTGATGATATTACTGAGGTCGTGAAGCAAGAGCAAGAGGCTATCGCCGAGGCTCGAGAAGAAGCGGCAGGCAAGTAGGGAGGAGGTCCAATGGCTAAAATTTTTGAAATCGCATTTAAGCTCAACGGCCAAATTGCGAGCGGATTTAGCGGCGCCATGGACTCCGCAAAATCTCAAATAGCGGCTTACGGGGCGCAGATTAGTAGTTTAAATGCAAAACAAAAGGGGCTAAAGGGCCAACTGTCCGACGTGCAAGCGTCACAGGCGGCCCTTAATGCCGCTATGGATGGTAGTAGGGCAAGACAGGCGGCCTATTCGGCGGCTATGACCGATTTAAACGTTAAAACGTCGAGTTATCGGCAAAATATTGCCAACCTTGAAGCAAGACAGCAGGCTTTAACTGCTAAATTTAACGCCGGCAAAATATCGGCGGATCAGTATAATACTGGCATGGTGGCCATTAGTACCAAAATTACGCAGTATAAATCGCGATTAGCAACAACCACGGCGGAGCAAAACCGACTGACTGAGGCTTTTAATCGTGGCAGAATTTCCGAAGCGCAGTATCGCTCGCAGATGGATGCGCTCAATGCTAAGGCTCGGGAATACACCGGAAACCTTAAGCAGGTAGCAACTGAGATCGAGGGAGTGACAGCTCGGAATGCGGCACTAAGGGCTAGTATGGCGGCCAATGTTGCGGCGCAGGCCAATTTTACTAATGCCGTAGCCGGGTTTAGAAGTACGGCCGCAACCATAGCAATAGCAGCGGCGCCCTTAGCATTGGCGGCCCGTGAAGCAATTAATTATGAGCAGGCTATGGCCGGCGTGGCTAAACAGGTAGACGGCGCGCGCGATGAAAATCTACAATACACCGAAACGTACTACCAAATGAGCGATGCTGTAAAATCCATGTCGACGGAGCTCGGTATCGTTCCGGATAAGGTAGCCGGAGCTATGGAGGCATCCGCACGAATGGGCGTACAAGGCGCCGAAGGACTGAGAGAGTTTACCACGCTTTCCGTAAAAATGGGTGAAGCATTTGAGACGGACGGCGAAATCGTGGCCGAACAAATGGCCAAAATTGCGAATATCCGCGGTATCAAAATCGACACCACGGAGGGTCGGGCGCAGATTAGAGAGTTAGCTGATACTATCAACTATCTCGACGATCAAACAACCGCAAAAGGCGGCGAGATTATTAATGTTATGCAGCGTATCTCCGGTACGGCCGCACAAACGAGCTTTTCAAATGGCGAGATAGCGGCTATGGGTACGACTATGCTCGAGTTAGGCGATACCGCAGAGGTTGCGTCTACCGGTTTAAATGCATTTATGTCAAAACTCGCCACGGCTCCGGTACAGGGTAAATCGTTTCAGGCAGCCCTCGCTCAAATGGGGATGGATGCCAAGCAGTTACAAGAGGACTTTATCAAGGACTCCAAAGGGACGACTTTAAAACTTTTGGATCAGATTAATCAGCTCGACGGCGCGGCTAAAGCTGAGATTTTAACTAATATGTTCGGGGCTGAATATCAGGACAATATCGCAAAACTGGCGGCAGGTACTGATAAGCTCCGGGCTAACTTTGCCCGACTTAATGAGGAGGGCAGAGCGGGCAGTGTCGACAAGGAATTTCAGGCCAAAATGCAGACAACGACTTTTGCACTTAATCAGGCAAGGGCGGCGGTTAGTGTTATGGCCGTAACTATCGGCGACGCCTTAATTCCTAGCATCGCGGCCGGCACGAGTTGGCTCGCTAATCAGGTAATGTGGGTAACTCGATTAGCGCAGGAACACCCGGCAGTAGTGCAGGGCATACTCAGTATGGCCGCAGCTGTGGCGGGCTTGGTACTCGCTTATAAAGGGTTTAGGGTTGTATCAGCCGGTATTGAGTTAACTCGGGCGGCTATTGTAGCCTTACAAAACTCTGAACGAGCGGCAACCGTGGCACGGTGGGCTGGTGTAGCTGCGACTAAGGCAATGACGGCCGCACAGTGGCTCTTTAATGGCGCTATGGCGGCCAACCCGGCAGCGCTGGCGATTATTGCTATTATAGCCCTGATAGCTATCTTAATTATCTACTGGGACGATGTAGCCGCAGCAGCGGTGGCGGCCTGGGACTGGATAGCTAACGAGGCGACGTGGCTATGGAATCAGCTAGTAGCCGGATGGGATACGGTGTCCGGTGCGGTGACCGGATTTATATCCGACGCAGAGGCTAAAATAGCGGACTTTGTAAGTTGGGCGCAGAATAAGTGGCAAGGGTTTAAGGATTTTCTCGCGAACCCTATCAGCGCTACCGTTAACTGGGTGCAAAACCAGATGGGCGGTCCGCCCGCCGGTGTCGACTTACCGGGGCACGCTGAGGGCGACATCGTAGGCAAGGGCGCACATTTAGCGTGGTTTGCCGAAGAATCGCCGGAGGCGTATATCCCTATCAATAATAGCGCCCGCAGTCGGGGGCTCGTGACTAAGACCGCCCAATTATTGGGAATGGATGTAGGCACTGGCGGCGGTGGCGTATCCTTGTCCGCGCCGATTACTATTACCGTACAAGGCAACGCGGACGCCTCGACAGTTGCTCAAATCGAGCGAGCCGCGCGCGATGTGCTCGATGAGCTGGAGCGGAAATTACAAGAATTAGAAGCAAGGAGGGGGCGGAGAAGCTATGCCTAGCAAGTACACAACGGCAGCGGGCGACGTATGGGACATGATCGCCTTGCGCCAAATGGGTAGCGAAGCATACACGTATTTACTTATGCAGGCTAATCGGCAACACGTAGGCGTGTCGAGGTTTAGCGCCGGTACAGTCTTAACCATACCGGACGTACCACGCGACGCAGTGACCTACGCCCCTCCGTGGAGGCGTAAGACATGAGAGCGCCTAAATCTTATATAGAACTCACGTACGATGGCGTTAATATCTCGCAAGATATTGCGCCGTTTGTTACGGGCTTTGCATTTAATGATGCCATGAGCGGCGAGGTCGACGACATCTCGGTAGACCTGCACGACGTGGCGGAGTTGTGGCTTGGCGACTGGCTACCGGACAAAGGAGCCAAGCTCCGGGCGGCTATTGTGCTGGAGCATTGGCGATTTGACGGAGACCTGATGCGGCTAGATTGTGGAGAGTTTGAAATTGATGAGGTATCTCTTAAATATCCACCGCACACGGTAAGCATAGGCGCGGTTAGCGTGCCGGAGGAGTCGGCGCTCCGAGGTGTGGAAAAGTCCCGGAGTTGGGAAAAGACAACACTAAAGGCTGTAGCTAATGAGCTAGCAACGGCTGCCGGGTGTACGTTATACTACGACACCACGGCGGAAATTAAATACGACCGGATAGAGCAGTCCGACGAGTCCGACCTGGCGTTTTTACAAAAATGCTGTAAGGACGCAGGGCTTGCTCTTAAGGTTACGGATAATCAAGTCGTTATATTCGAGGAGTACAAATACGAGCAGGCCGAGCCTGTGGCGGTATTGCGAAATCCACAAGCAATGACGCCGGCCACGACAGTAGACCCGGTAATAACTCTCACATCGTGGGACTTTAAAAGCTCCACACGTGAGATATACAAGGCGTGCCACGTCAAGCATACCGATACCAAGACTAAAGCTGTAATCGAGTATACTTACACGGACCCAAATAAGAGTACGGGTAAGGTGCTGGAGGTTAACCAACAAGTCGAGAGTATCGCAGAGGCGGAACGGCTCGCACGTAATAAGTTACGGGAAAAGAACAAGGACGAAATAACGGGCGCAATGACCTTGACCGGTGATATTAGATTATCGGCCGGGATGACGGTACTCGTCGAAGGATTTAGAAAATTTGACGGGAAGTACATTATCACCAAGGCGGCGCATAAGGTCGGCGGCGGATATACGACATCCGTAGAACTCCGGAGGTGCTTAAATGGATATTAAAAAGGTACTGCGCAATTTAGCGCGCGTCGGGATTGTGTCGAGTGTTAACCCGGCAGACATGACGGCTCGTGTTACATTTCCGGACCGCGACAACTTAGTAAGTGCGGACTTGCATATTATTACTACCGGCAGTCAAGATACTAAGGTGTATTGGCTGCCTTACGTAGGCGAGCAGGTGGTGTGCTTATTTAGTGCCAACGATAACAACCTCACTGAGGGGTATATCTTAGGCACTATGTACAATAGTAAAGATACACCGCCGGCAAACGGGCAAGGCGTGCGAGCGGTCAAGTTTGCGGATGGGTCAACCGTTATCAATGATAACGGCAATATCACAGTTAACGCCACAGGGAGCGTAACAATTAACGCGCCAACGGTGACAATTAACGGCGGCGCCGGCGATGTGGTAGTCGACGGCGTAAGCCTCGTAAACCACACGCACGGCGGTATTATTCCGGGCGGCGGCTCAACGGCTCCGCCTAATAAGTAGGAGGTGAGTACGTGGCATTTTTAGATAATTTTAAAAAGACAGAGCTCGGACACTCGATGTATGTACAGGCGCAGCAAGTGGCCAACGCCTTAGGGCTCGGCCGGTACTTACCGACCTCCGCTCTAGGCACGTATGGCGATTTAGTATTTGAGGTATCAAGTAGTAAGGTGCTGACGTATGACGGGTACAGCCGGAAAACGTCATATAAATACGCACCGCACGAGGTTATCGGCTCTGCGCCGGTGCTCGAATACTTAGGACCGGACACGGAGGAAATCTCATTTGTTATACATTTTAACGCCATGCTAGGGGTTAACCCGGCAGAAGAAAGCGACAAAATCCGACAAATGGCAGAGGACGGCCGGCGTGAATATTTTATTATTAACGGTACCCCATTAGGAGGGGCGCCTTGGGTAATTACAGAGGTAGGCGATGAGGTAAGTAATACCGACCGGACGGGGAATATATTAATATCCACCCTCAGTATTACGATTAAAAAAGCGCCTGACTTACTGATGGGAGGTGTGAGCGGTGCAAACGTGGCTAATAACAACAACACCGAAAACGGTCAATCTAGCGCCGGCTAGTGTGCTGGAGGAGGTATTGCAAAACGTCTACACCATTCTTACGACAGTACGGTATAGCGTACCACTTGAGCGCGGGTTCGGGCTTGACGGTGAACTTATCGACTTACCGATACCGGTCGCACAGGCTAAAATGTCCGCATCAATCCTCCAACAAATCGCCAAATACGAGCCTCGGTGTAAGGTGGTGCGGATATCCTACGTCAATCAGGACGAGACCGACACGGCAGACGGTATCCTGCGCCCAGTATTGGAGGTGGCAATCGTTGGATCTTAACAACATCAAATTTATAGAGACAGACACTGACTCTATTAAACAGCATATTATAACAGTCTATGAGGGCCTTACCGGCCGAACGCTAGCACTAGCGGACCCGGTAAGGCTTTTCTTATGCTCGCTCGCGAGTATCATCGGGGAGCAGCGTAATTTAATTGATTATTTAACCCGGCAAAACATGCTAGCGTTTGCCGAGGGCGTCTTTTTAGATATTATCGGCATGCTCGTAGGCACGGCTCGCTTACAAGCGTCGGCGGCGGTTACGACGGTGCGTTTTACGTTGTCCGCTCCGCAGCCTAGCGCCGTTATTATTCCAAAAGGCACGAGGGTAACACCGGACGGGGCGCTTATGTTTGCTACTACAGAGGTGGCACAGATAGCGCCGGGGCAGTTAACTACCGACGTCGTAGTAGCGTGCCAGCAAGCCGGCGAACTCGGAAATGGATATTTACCGGGTGAGTTAAGCCGGTTAGTTGATCCGTTGCCATTTTTGCCTACCGTAGCCAATACGACCACGACCAACGGCGGCGCGGATACAGAGGCCGACGATGATTACCGGGAGCGTATCGAGGACGCACCGGGACAATTTAGCGTAGCCGGTCCAGATGATGCGTACATCTACCACGCCAAATCGGCGCACGCCAGTATCGGCGACGTGTCGGTGGATAGTCCGCCGGGCAATGAGGGCAAAGTGTTTATTTATGTTTTACTTAAGACCGGCAAACCGGCAAGTCAGGAAATCCTCGACGCGGTTAATGCCGTGTGTAATGATAAGCGCATCCGGCCACTTACCGACAGGGTATTTGTAAAAGCTCCGACCGTTGTACCTTACAACGTGCGCGGGGCTTTTTATATTGATGTGGCTAATGCATCACGAGCGACCGCTATACAGGCGGACGTGGCCAAAGCCTTAGAGGATTATGTGGCATGGCAACGCGGCGCGCTTGGGCGAGATATTAACCCGTCCGAGTTAATACACCGCATCATACAAGCCGGCGCCAAGAGGGTAGAAATTACCGAGCCGGCGTTTACGCAATTACTCGCGAGTCAAGTCGCAGGGGAGCAAGAGGTTAATTTATCACTAGGAGGGTTAGAGGATGCTTAAGCTGCAAGAGACGCACTTACTCGATATCCTACCTCCTAACCTTGCCAGTGACCCGATAATCTCAAATGCTGCTAGAGCGATAGACGCGGAACTTACGGCCGTCACTCAGTTATCGTGGACGGTGCTAATTTTGGCACGTATTGACGAGTTACCGGAAGAGGTTATCGACCTTTTGGCCAAACAGTTTAAAGTCGATTTTTACGACGCTAATACGTCGCTACCTCGTAAACGTGAGCTCGTGCGTACGTCTATCGCATGGCACCGCATCAAGGGCACACCGCACGCAGTGCAACAGGCAGTCGATACACTTATCGACGGGGCAACGGTCCAGGAATACTGGGAATACGGCGGAAAGCCGTACTTTTTTAAGGTGGGTGATATTAAGGGGCCGCTTGTATCGAGTAAGACAATCGATACGACAGTCCGGGCGATTTACGTCGCCAAGAATACGAGGTCGCATTTGGACGGGATTACCTTTGTACGCCGGCCAAAGGCGCGGGCGCGACTCAGTACAGCCTCTTATGTGCATAAGCGCATACAGGTAACACCGCGCACGATAGGCGACAGCTCCGGGAGGGCATCTATTAAGGCAAGTACGACAGTACGGATATTTAAGGAGGTTAAAATCGATGGCAGATTGGCGCAATAGCGTAATTACGGAGCGAGGCCGTAACCTCGACGCCAAGGTGCGCGCCGGGCGCATCAAAATGGAATTTACAAAGTTTAAATTTGGATCGGGTCAGCTAGATAGTTATGAGTCCGCAACAGACCTTGCAGAGCCACGACTTAGCGTAGGCGTTACAAGCATTGAACCGGTAGAGACGGGCGTTACCGAGGTGAGTACGACGCTCACAAATGCTAACGTGACTACCGGATTTAATATGCGCGAGGTGGGGCTGTTTGCAAAAGACCCTGACCTTGGCGAGATTTTATATCTAGTAATGACCGACCCGAGCTATGACTTTTTACCGGCAAAAGGCGGGGCGACGGTTATCTTTGTAGACTTTTCTATTTTTATCGGCGTAGATGACGCCGGCAACACTACGGCCGTACTTGACCCAAACGGCTTACTTAAGCTTAGGGACTTAACGGCGCATAATAACAATACCGACGCGCACTCCGTGTTATTTACTACCGACAGCACGCCGGCCACGGATGCGGGGACATCCTCTAGTCTTATTAGTAAGTTGGGCGCTCGTGTGAAGTGGGTAAAATCTTATGTCACTAATAAGATTAATGACGCTCTTAAAACAGTAGACACCAAAATAAGCGAGGCTCTAGCTGCGTACAAGAATTTCAAGGCGTCTCAGATTTCCGATTTCGCGGAGGCGGTACTTATTGCTATCCGCGATAAAACATTTACAACTTTAGGTGTGACGTGGTCCTTTACCAATCCGAACGCATGGTATATATGCTTCGGGGTACTTTTTGGCGGGCTCATTATCCAAGGTGGAACAACCGGACGGCCTTCCGATAATGCAGCCACGACAAACTTTGCAATAGCTTTTAATAATACCGATTACACCATTATTCCGGTTGGCGTTATCGATGCAAGCAATAATAAATTCAGCTTAACTGTCAACGTTTTAAAAGATTATAAAACGGCTAATAGTTGTACATTCCGCACATCTGATAGTGTTGCCCCGGCTTGCTATTATATAGCTTTTGGTAAGCTAGTTTCATAGCCCAAGGATATCTTACCGAGGGCTATGTCATTATTACGACCAATATTGACAGTCTGTCTAGCTTTGAAATAGCTTAACGGATATTGAGAATTTGAAAAATAAAGATACAGAACTGTCAAATTCTATAGAATCCCTCAGCCGGTCGCAACTTACCGAGGCCCAGGTCAAGTCGTTAATTGATGCGGCCATAAGCGCCATCGTAGACGGCGAGGGCGGTCAGCGCATCCGCTCGCGTCGCATAATACCCGACGACGTGATACAGGGCGCGACCTGTATCGGTATAGTTTATTGTTTTGCGCGTCATATAGGGGCGCCGGCGGTTACCGGCTAGTTTACAGACTTGGCCGTAGCCGTTTGGTAGTCTCATTTTTACCTCCAAAATTTAGAAACAGAAAGGAATTGATACGATGGATAATACTTATCTCAACGTGTTAAGTGCTCCAAATCGTAACGGCGAGCAGGAGCGTATCGCGACATACTTACTAGGCCAACACGCCAAAACTATGGACGGTTTAGTCGCTAAAGCAAAAAAGGAGTATGAGGGCCATGATACCCACGTTTGCAAGGAGCAAGAGCAGGCAGTATTTACCAATACCCAAGTTAAGCACGTTATCAAAGACGGTCAAATCGTCGAGGCGGCACCTATCGAGCCAACGCCGGAGGAATTGGCAGCGGCGGCGCGTGCCACCTTAGATGCGGAATATCAGGCCGCCCGGGATGAGTTACAAGGGCAGTACTTAACGGCCTTACTCAATGGTAACAATGCGGCGGCCGCAGCAATCCAGCAGGATGCGACGGACCTCGACGCGGCCTACGTGGAGCAGTTGCAAGAGTTAACTAAGGAGGTATAATAACTATGTCATTTTTCAAGATTACCAAACGATGCCCCTATTGTGCAAGTAAGCTCAATAAGGACGGGAAATGCACGTGCGACGTATTTAAGGCTGTAGAGGCCGCTAAGCAAAAGGAGGACGCGGCCAATGCTAGAACTGATAACGCCACCACCTCCAATCCTTGACAGGTTACTAAATAGCGCCTCGGAGAGTTTGACCCGGACTATCACTCCGGGCATCCTCGAGGACTTAAGTAATGCCATCGTGGCGATTATCTTACTCGTGATGATTGATACCTGTCTCAGGCTCTTAATCGAGGCCAGCAACTATAACGCGGCCGTAGGTAAGCCCGGTACGGTTATCAACATTCTTACGGCCCTCGTGTGGCGGGGCTGGGGTGCCGTGGAGCACAAGGGCAAACAACGGCGCTACTTAGCGAGTAAGGGGCTACGGGAGGCGCTGTTTGCTAAATTTATAAAGCAGTACCCGTGGTTTTTATTATTATCCTTGCCACTGATGTACATCTCTGACTATGAGTATTTCGGACTCCGGGTGGATATATTGGCCACCCTTACAATTATGCACATTCCGATATTTTGCGAACTATCGAGCATCGTTGAAAAGCTCCGGGAGATTAACCCGAATAATATTATGCTATTGGATCGTGTAATTAAGGTCATATCGGAGGTGATTAAGAAATGAACGAAGGGCGCAACGAATTAATTGTTATAGCCATTCTGGGCATCGTGGACGTGATGGCCGTATGGTTCGGTTATAACGAGCTCGCTACTAATATCAGTAGTGGGCTTATCGGTTTTATCGGTGGCAAAGCGGTAGTAAGCCGCAGTTAGGAGGTCAACTATGTATCAAGTAAGCGAGCATTTCAGCGAGTTAGAGCTCATGTGTCAATGTGGCCGGCATACTTGCCTCGACCATATTATCGATATTAAGTTAGTCGATTTACTGGAGCGCATCCGCGCGGCCGTAGGTAAACCGGTACACGTAACCAGCTGTTACCGCTGCCCGGAACATAACTACGAGGTGGGCGGTGTGCCTAACTCGTATCATACGCAAGGCCTTGCCTGCGATATTTGGGTGCAGGATATGAGCGTCGATGAGCTCGCCCAAGTGGCCGAGGAGTGCGGCGCCGATGGCATCGGGAAATATTACTATCAGGACTTTGTACACGTTGACGTGCGCGGATATGCGGCTCGGTGGGATGACCTATGATGCTGTGGGGAGGGTTAAATAAGTATGCGAAAATTGGTATTATCGTTTGCGCTGTCCTTGCTCTTCTCGGTGGCGTATATTACCTGTTCAGCGGCGTACGTGATAACGGAGGCGGAGCTGAACGGATTAGATACGAGATTGACAACGCTAGCCGAGGACAACAAGACATTACAGACGCAGCTAACAACATTAAATCAGGACTTGACGACAGCCAAGACCGAGCTCGCGCTATTGGAGAGCGAGCGGACGCAATTAGTGCAGTCCTTGACCGCATCACGGGCGGAAGTGGAACGATTGACGAAATCCTCCAGCGCGACGCTCGAATCATTGAAGAAAGCAGAGGAATCATTGAACGCATACGAGCGCGGGGTGCAGAGCCGCGACCGTAAAATTAAATGGCTCCAATATATCCTACTAGCTGGCGCCGTGTACACGTTTACACGATGAGAAAGGATGCGTGATCCTGTTATCTCGGCCCGTGCGCTCCGTTATGCGTGCATCCGGTGAGATTTAGAAAAGGGGGCTGTATCGAAATTGAGTTTTAACTCACATTTCAGATACAGCCCCCTTTTTTTATTTTGGTTAAAAATTTTTAAATTTTAGCTTGACTTCGTTTTGATATTGGTATATACTCTAATTAAGAAAAGAGTATATACCAATATCAAAACGGAGGCAGGAATAATGAAAATCAGAAAATCGGTACTAAATAAGTTTACGGTAGAAGAAATTAAAGAAATGGGAGCAAAGGGCGCCCGCGATATAGTAAAAGGATACACACACCAAATCGGACATGATATGGAGTTACTAGTTCCCGTATCTGGCGAGCGTAATGTAGTCCTTGACTTTAAAGGTATTCTCTGCGAAATGGACGGATACGATAAAAGCTCAAAAACGGCTAGTGAAATTAAAAGTTATCACGGCTCTAAGGTAACTGCCTTAATGCGCGCAGTAGAAACAATGTTATTAATTTACGCATTGCAAGAAATCACAGGATGTCGGAAAATAAATAATTTTGTTGTATATGGATTGAACAATAAAATTACCAAAAAATACGGGTTGGACTATTCGAAGGACGCATATAGTATCGAAGATTATAAGAATCACAAAGTTATTAAAGTTCAAGGGCATATCCGAAATGCAAAAGATATGGAATATTACAGAGATTTACAGTACAAACTTGCTAGTAATTTAGTTAAAAAATATAAGGAGGTCCACAATGTGGCATAAAATTAAATTCAATACACAAAACATAATAGGGGAAACTGCAAAAGCTACAATTATAAAAATGCCGAATAAGTCTAAA